CTCGTAGAAGATATTAAAGCTGCCAGCGTCGAAAGTGCCGCCGGAGACTTGCACGCGGATCTGGGTCAACACACTGGCTAACGTTTTGGACGACGTAGCGTTACACCAGCTCGTAGCGGACGCGGTGCCAAATATGGATGACGACCCAACCCATGTGTTGCCCGTGATATTTGTGAATATGGCGTGCCCCGAAATAGCCCATGCAGCATTAGTCGTAGCAGTAGAGGGCATCAGAATGTGAAATGTAGTGCTTCCGGTATTCGCCAAAGTTGTAGATTCGGCGCTTATAGACGACGACGTATATCCGGTCGTCTCGAATCCGGTTGCCGGGCCTATCTGAACATACACGCTTACGCTGGTATTAGACATGCTGACTTCGTTCAGCATGACCGTTATTCTCTTCACCCACGACGGAATAGATCCAAAAGTAGCGTTGTTTGCGCCGCTGCTGACAACCGTAGCTGTTGTGATGGGCCGATATACGCCGCCTATAAGGCTGTCTTTAAGAAGAACACCATCAATCGTAACGCCAGCCGCTGCTGTGCGCTCACTAATGGTATTCGTATTCAGAGATGTGGTGGCGGTAAACGTGGGGGCGCTAAAGCCTAACGATGCGCCTGCTCTCGCGCGCTCAACGCCGGCCGTAGAGAAAACCAGATCCCGAGCACCGTCCGCGTTAAATGTGGTCTCAGTATTGGTCGGCGTTATTTGGGCATAGAGCGTTCCGGCCGTTGCAGTAAACGCAAGGTTGCCGCCGGAGATATCCACTTTTTCAGATGGAGACGCCGTTCCTACGCCCAGACGACCTTGATTGTCCACGACGGTCGGCGTCGAGTCCGGGTCCGCCTCGTCCTGAACGCGGAGCGCCAGACCCGTGCCGGTCTGGGTGATCTTGAGCGCCGGGCTGGACGAGCTGGTGTCAATCGTTACGTTGCCGGACAGAGCTGGCGACACACCCGAAATCGGCGCGGAGATATAATCGACCGTCCAGATCTCAACGTCGTTGGCGTCGGTCAGCTTGAACTTGAAGTTCGCGCCGCTCAGCCAGATGCTGGCCTCGCCCCGAGCGTTCAGGATCACAGGGTTAGGATTGGCCGTAGCGCCAGTGTTGTCAGTGTAGGTCGCCTGCGGCGTCGTCGTGCCTGCCTGATAGGTGTAGACCTTTCCGCCCACCAACGGCTCGCCGTTGATGTCGAAAAACTGCATCTTGGGGGATGGGGTAAGAACCGCCATTATTCACCTATATTGCACGACACGGTCAGGATGACCGAAGGAATGGCCGGGCAAAACGCAGTCGCCGGATCGGCCAAAATCCGTATGCCCGTATTGGAGGTCGCCCACATTAGCTCAAAATAGTCACCTGTATTCATTCTTAACACAAAATTCCACGCCGCAACATAGGCTTGATTAGAGCCCTGAGTGTGAACTTTTGTAGCCGAATCAGGCACATCGACGCCGTTTATTCTGGGCCAGATGTAAACGTCCTTCGCCGTTCCAGTCGTGCTTTCCAACTGAAGTGAGAACTGGAAATTATACGCTCCGGGTCTGTCTACATATATGCGAGAGGTTGGCGTGCCGCGGTAAGCGCCAGCAGACAGATCGGTATTGCTGAACGTGATGGCATAGGCCGTATTTGGAGACGCCGCGCTCTGATCGGTCGAGTCGTGAAACGCGCCGTAGCGCAGAGACCCGCTGCCAAGGATGGCGAAGGTATTATAAAGGAACCGATACCACTCGCGCGAGATCAGATCCGTGAACGTGATCGGGACGCGAGATGCCGGAATCCGAGTGATATTTTCAGGCATTGGTCGGGCTCAGAATAAGCTCAGCGCCCATGATCGCGATCTTGACCGGATCGGTGCCGGAGATCTCATAGACGCGGTCGCGCAGCTTCTGCGTCATGCCTAACCGTCGCCAAATAACACGCTGGCCGTAGTGTCCGGTCTGACCCATAGATTTCCAGTGCTCGTTCGACCACGTATGCCCGCCATCGTCCGACCATCGAAGCATGACCTGCGGATCGCTGCCTTGCCCGGTAACAATTCCAACGCCCGATTCGCAATCGAGCTGAAGACTGTGCTGGGCGGTTCGCTTCAGATCGTTTTGCCCGGTTGGAAGCGCTCGCCACGACCGAAGCCACTTTTGAACCAGCCCGGCTTCGGAGTATACATTCATGTCGTAAGCGTACAGCGTGCCGGAGACATAGTCGCCAATGACAATCTCATTGGCAAAATTCATCTGGCACTGACCGAGATGACGGGTGAACTGGTTATTTTCCCACCCTGCCCGTTCGTGCCAGACGCCGGTTGACACGTCGAACACCCATGTCGTGTTGGCGGTCGGGAAGTTCAGCACGTAGAAGGCATGGCCGTCCTGCTGATAGGTATAGGCAACAGCGTCCGCCAACGTCGAATACTGCTGGATCTGCCACTCGACCGCGTGCGTCGAGACCCGCTCGCCGGTATAGCCTTTGGACCTGTATACAATACCGTTACCGCGGGCGTCTTTGCCAAGCCAGAACAGCGCATTGTCTAGCTTGGCGACCGAATACGGGGCCTGACAACCGATTTCGTTGAACGCACCCTGAATACGGGCGAGCGGGAAGTCGGGTAGCCCGGCGTTATACCAAACCTCGACCGACGTCTGCCCGAACAGCCAGACTTCGCGATGGTCGACGATCAGCGTGACAAGATCGTCCGGCGAACCTTCTGCGCTGGCAAAATCAAGCGGATCAACGGATGTGCCGTCATACAACGACGTCACCCAGAACTTTTGGCTGTTTGGCTCGTTATATACAAAATAGCCATCCAGAAAACCGACGCCTACGGCGCCGTAGAAGTCCGGGTCTGTGATTTGGGCGAATACGTCCGTATTGGCGTTGTAGATATAGCCGTTGGCCCCGGCCGCAATGAAAAGTTGCGTGCCGTTGTCAACCATATTGACCGGATCGGAACCCGCAACGAGCCCTTTGTCCGTGTAACTCCAGTTTGAATCAATCTGGTAAAAACGATTTCCCGACACCGCATAGGCATAGTCGCCGTAGGTCCATAGACCCCGAACCGGGCCGGTAGGTAACTGGACGAGCTGACGCAACCCCGGCGCGCGTTGAAGGAAAGCGGGCTCTTTACCAGCTTCCGGCACGATTTCGGGAAACAAATTCACCATCCGATTGTCGGCAGCGTTGACCGACCGGGCAACGTAGCTGGAGCCTAATATTGGACTTTTCAATGTTTACTCCTTAACTACTAAATGCTATACTCGGCGCATGACCGAACTTACAGCAAAAGAGTTGAGAGAAACATTGGCTTACGACGCCAATACGGGGTTTTTTTCGTGGGCTGTTCGACCTAGCAAAGCCGTCAAGATTGGCGACAGAGCAGGGTGCCCCGACGAGAAAGGATATATTACCATAGGAATCAAGCGGCGCATTTATAAAGCGCACAGACTTGTATGGCTTTATGTAACTGGCGAATGGCCAAAAGACATTATTGACCATGTAAACGGCGATAAAGCGGATAATCGTTTTGAAAATCTGCGAATAGTTGGTGCGAAAGGCAATTCGCAGAATGTCCGTAAACCAAACAAACGAAATAAATCCGGCTTTATGGGCGTCATATTTCACCAAAATAAATGGCGCGCTAGTATAACGCATAGCGGCAAAACGCATTGGCTGGGCGATTACGCCACACCTGAAGAAGCTCACGCTAAATATGTCGAGGCTAAACGTCGATATCATGCCGCTTGCACTATCTAGTTGATTTCATTAATAGTTCCCCGCAAAAATATTAAAGCGCTGTCTTGTCCCCACGATGCTGTAGGGGATAGACATGATGTCGTCAGGGTTGTTGATTCTCTTCAGATTGCGCTTGCTATACATGGCGATCCGCTGCACCTGCGCGGACGGCTCGATGCCAAACTCCGGCGCAAGCTCGCAGGCCAGATTGTAGCGAAACGCGCGAAGATAGCCGGGCGGAAACGCCAGCGTCGTGCCAAGCGTTGCGGGATTGGCCAGCTCCTCTACTGAAACAATATGCCATTCCAGAAGCCGCAGCGGCTTTGGGTAGACATACATCTCGATGTTCGGGTAGGTCATATTGATCCAGATCACCTGCGGATAGGTGCTGGTGACAGTCTTGACGGCAATGCCGTTATATTGCTGCTGGTTGATGATCTTGATGCCGTAGGACACGTTGGTCTGCGGATCTCGGAAATAGGTCGAGTCATCCACCAGAACCGGGCGGTTGCCGACAAAGTCGCCCGAAGGCCCGAGCGTTCGGCTGAGAACGCCGGACGGCCAGTTGAACACCTGATCCTG